GACGCCACAGGTTGATGAGCGTCATCACGTCCCCGGACATGGAGGGGGGATTGAGCCACTGGGGCTTCGCGCCTTGGGTGTTGGCCACCGAGGCGTCCATGGTCAGTCGGAGGCCGGCTCGGTTTACGACCTGGGTCCTCGGGAGCCCCGAGTTAGCCACATCCATAAAAATCGGGTTCCCGGCCAGTTCCGCATTGGACTGCATTGCTGCGAGTAGACGATCGATGGCGACTTGGCAGGGGGCCAGGTAGGAGACGATCGGGACGGGCCAGAACTCACCGGTCTCGTCGTCCACGTAACGGGAGTAAGGGTGGTGATTGTGCTGCCAGAGGTCGGTGGAGGTCGTGTCCAGTAAGACGTGGTGTCCGGTGTAGACGACCACCCGCCACTCGTCTGTAACGACCGACTCCTCATCACCGAGCAGAGGGTCTGTTGTCTCGCGCTCGAACTCCACGTTCTCACGTATCCAGCACTCATAGACGTTCACTCCGTCTTCCAGGACGTTGTCCGCTGACTGGGTGCCCTGGCCGGGGGTCCCCCACGGAGTTCCGAGGTTGCCGGGGATGTTGCCCGGGACCACCATCCGGTTCATCATGGTCCCGTTGGGTGACGGCCTCTGGGGCATGTTGCCCGTGTCGCCCGTGGCGAAGGCCTCTTCGATCAAGGCTCTGGAGGTCTCGGGGAACTTGCGGGCGATCTCCTCGAACCCCATCCGCTTGACCTCGAACAAGAACTGCATGTCGTCCATCGAAGTGGCCTTCGGGTCGGGGTAGATGTCCCAGGGGTCGACCCGCTTCATGGCCACGTTGCCGATGCCCTCGTCGAGCCCCGAGTCCCAGACCGCCTTCATGATCCCGGCCCCGCAGATGGCCGAGTCCCAGAGCATCATGGACTGCTGTCTGTACCAGCCTTGGGTCTGCCAGTTGGAGGCGAGGATCAGCTCCATGTGGTGGCCGATCTCGCTCTCGTACTTGGCGAAGTCGGACTGCGGATCGACGGCCGGGAAGACGTCGAACTGGACCTTCTGGTCGGTCATCCAGGCGATGCGGTTGCGGACGATGGGGTAGATCTCAGAGTCCCTGACTCCACTCCCTGGACGTGTCGTACTGCCGCCCGAGCGCGGGAAGGTGAGCAGGAAGTTCCTGGCCCACTCGGCGTGGCGCTTGCCCTTGGCGTCCTTGGCCAACTGGTAGAGGGTGTCGAGCCGTCCGGTCAGCTCCATCATCTCGAGTTCGTCCAGCTCCTGCTGGTCGACATCGATCATCGTCAATGGACTACCCCCCAACAGCCTGAGAAACACCGCTCACAACCCTTGACACAACTCCGCATTGACCGAGCGTGCCACAGCCGGTGCCCATACTTGCGGAGCGTGCCGGTATAGACGTAGCCGTCGATCACCTTCACGACTTCATCTCCCGCTCCCGCTTCTTGGTGGGCTCGAGCGCCGCAAGATGCTCGTCGGTGATCCCGTAGGCGTCACGGTCACCGGCTTCGACCGGCTCGTAGTGGTGCTCCAAGCCTGTCCGCAGGGTCGCCGCTTCCGAGCCTCGTTTCAACTCGTCACGAAACTGCTGGTCAGAGGTCACATATTTCCCGACGCTGGTGTTGAAGTGATCCTGGAACATGGGCTTGGGGTTGAACGAGAATCTTCTTCGAGCCGTCAAGCCGCAGTTGGGACAGGACATCCGGTCCCCCCGGTGGAGGCTGAGGATGGTCCCGCAGCTGTCGCACTGGAACTCATACGCCGGCAAGGTCCAACACTCCCTGAGCTAACTTCTTCACCGCGATCTCGCAGTACCGTTCTTCGAGTTCGATGCCGATGGCCCGACGTCCAAGGTCTTTGGCCGCCCGCAGAGTCGACCCACTGCCGCAGAATGGGTCGAAGACGGTGCCAGCAGGGCACTTTGCGATCAGATCCCGCATCAGGTCGACCGGCTTCTCGTGCGGGTGAACGCGTCCACGCCAAGCCGACGATTGGACGGGCGCATAGGTCAGTACGTCAGTAGTTCTATCCCCTTGGAAACCACCACCCAGCACATAGATCTCCTGATGTGACGGCTTCCACGGTATGGAGAGATCACCCATCCCAAGCGCGCCTTTGGTATCCCATACCAGTAGGGCTCTTGTGTTCCGAGGTCGTCGAATCTTCCAGGTCCCGAAGACAAGGGCAGGGCGATGAGTTCCCCATTGAGCCAACGCATAATCCCGAGCAGAGGTATCTCTGTCCCCATGTATCGACCTAGCCAAAGTCCCCTCACGTCCGCTCACATAATCAATGCCATAAGGAGGGTCAGTCACCATCACCGCCCCCGTTGGCTCTATGTCTCGGAAGTCGGCGTGGTAAATCGTGATGCCGTCTGCGTCGTAGTAGGGCCTAGACGCCGGCATCTATCTCTTCCCAGAACGGGACGCCGTGGATGTCGTTGGTGTTGCTGTCCGGGGGACGCGGAGGGTCGAAGACATTGCCGTCCAACTCGAGCCGATATGACTGGAGCATCTCGGTCGCCGGATCACGGCTGGATTCTAGGTCCATGGAGATGGTGGCGACGGCGATGGCGAGGGACATCACGGCATCGTCACAGCCCCTGGTGGTGGCCGGTCCCAGCTCCCCCTCGCCTCTCACCACGTACCCCGCCATCTGGTCGATGGTCACCTCGTCATGGATCCGGAGCATGCCTTGGGCCAGGCGGTCGATGATGAAGCTGATGCACATGTGCTTCCGCTGCCAGTTCATCGACCAGCCGTAGGAGTTGGTGCGGTTCCCCGGCATCTTGTCTGCCACCCGCCACCGCCAGACGTCGGGGTAGAACATCTTGGAGGTGAGGATGTTGATGGACGAAAGTCCGCCCCCTTCGACCTCGCAGTTGACCGTGGCCGTGTTGTAGAAGTAGCCGAGTTCTGCTAAGCGGTCGGCAAAGGGGACCGGGGTGCAGTGGCCGTGCCACACCGCACACTGCTCGTAGGTGTAGCGGTTGATCACCTGGATGCAGGCCGGATCCCCCCAGGTGGTCCTCGTCGGATCTCCCGCCACCACATACTTCTGCCCGGGCTTCGGATACTTGTAGACGGTCAGGTTGCCCGACCCGTCCTTGTGGAAGGTGCCCTGCGGGTTCAGCGGGTCTCGGATCGGAGTGAGATAGCCGCGTGCGCCTTGTTTGGGCTCGTAGCACTTCTCCAAGGCGTCCAGGGGGAAGACGTTCCGTCCGGTACTGAGGAAGGCCTCGTGGTCGTCGTTCGGATACTCCTGGTTGAACTTGCTGACGTCGTTGTCACACAGGTTGCGGATGGCCCATCGTCTCCAGGCCAACTGCGGCAGACCGATCTCCGGAAATCTTTGGATGATCTCCCGCTCGTCCTCCTGCAGGTCCCCGTACTGGAGGGTCGTGTTGGGGATGGAGTACTCGTCGTGGAGGAACCAGGGGAAGAACATGGCGATAAAGTCGGTCTCTCCCGCCTTGGCTGCGAACCATTGCTCGTGGAACCAGTTCCCGACCCCGTTGGCCGTGGACTCGAGGATCATGATCGTGCCCGGTTTTTCGGGGACGGCTTGTCTAAGGGCCAGCATCAGCTCTTCCGGCCTCGGCCAGAAGGCCACTTCGGAGCAGTGGACGGCGTGGATGGTCTGCCCTCTCCCGACCTCACGCCCTTTGGCCGTGGCGATACGCATGGAGGACCCCGTCTGCTGCCAGGCCAGGCGTCTGACCGACTTGTGGGACTCGGTGAACATATGGCGGAAGGGCCAGTTGTCCCACATGAGCTTGGTCATCTCGAACAGGTACTCGGAGTCGGCGGTCGATTTGGACAGCACCAGGGCATTGGAGCCGGGGTGCATGAAGCACCAGTTGAACAGGACGGCCTCGGAGGCTGTGGATATCCCGAGTTGCCGGCCCTTCAAGACGATGATCCGCACCGGCCTACCGGCGTTGTACTGCTCCTGGATCTTGGCGGCAAACTGCTTCTGCGCCCAGGCGAACGTCGTCGAAAGATCTAACGGCTCAACCGTCAAATCCTTGGTCTTGATCATCATCTGCCGCAGCAACGGCGACAAACGTAGAGGTGTCCTCGTCTCGGAGTTCGTCGTCACTCTCGGCCTGCATGTTCTTGTACAGCTCCAAAAGATCCTGGCGCATGTTGCCCAAGGTCTCGGGGTTCTGCTTGGCCGTGAGCGACATGGTCTTGGACACCATGCCCATGATGAACCGGGCTCTGTCCGTGTAGGGCGCGTCGTGGACCATGTG